TCTGCTATAATTCAACCATGAGTAATACAAAAAAACCAAAAGTTGGTAAGTCTAAGGCCACCTTTATTCCTAAAGGTTACGATTGGGGTCTGTATTTTTGGAGATTGCCTAGTGGACATTTGTTTCATGATGGTCAAGGTAACCTTTTAAACATTCCATCAATGAAGCATGATATTTCAAAAATCGCAGAAATTAGAAAAGCAGCGTCTCATTATGGGGAACCAGATGGAGATCCTTGGTTTTACGCGGGGATCAAAAGAGCAACTGATGAAGAATACTCAGAACAGGTTGATAGAATGAAAAACGGATTGATTCCAAACCTAAACGATATGGGATCAGTACATGACGCTCAACAGTCATTACTTAAGTATGGGAGTCAAGAATAATGGAAAGACAAGAGATAGCCATTAGGTATTCAAATGAATACAATGAAGAAAATGAATTTATTAATCAAGATCCATTTAATAAGTCTTGGGAAGACCTAAAAGATCTTAGTGGAATAAATCTAAACTTTAGACGTAGAACCACAAGAGCAGAAAATAAAATGGAAAAGTCTATTTCTAATATACCCACAAATCAAATGGGTCAAGTAGTGGGAACATACGCAGATACTGCGGGGGTACGTTCAACAGGAATTGATGGAGTTAAAACAAAACAAATAAATCCTGGAGAAGCATATCGAAATGGATATGGTGTTTTTGATGTCATCACCCCTCCTTACAATCTTTATGAATTGGCAAGCTTTTATGATACAAACTTTGCTAACCATGCTGCTATTGATGCAAAGGTAGCCAACACGGTAGGTCTTGGATATAGGTTTGAGACTGCCCCAGACGTAGTTATTCGTATGGAAAACATGGAAAATCAAAGTGCCATGGATAAAGCCAGGAAAAGACTTGAGAGAATCAAGGGTGAGGCTATTGAGTGGATAGAAAGCCTAAACAGCGATGACAGTTTTCTTACAACGATGGAAAAAGTAAACTTAGATCTTGAATCAACAGGAAATGCCTACATAGAAGTAGGAAGAACCGTTACGGGTGAAGTGGGATATTTTGGACACATTCCTGCAACAACCATGAGGGTCAGAAGGATTAGAGATGGGTTTACACAAATAGTCAGTGGACAAGTAGTTTATTTCCGTAACTTTGGGGGAACTAATCCAAATCCAATTACTGAAGATCCAAGACCAAACGAAGTTATCCACCTAAAGGCATATTCCCCTTTGAATACTTTTTATGGCGTACCCGATATTCTTTCTGCTTATCTTTCTTTGAAGGGAGATCAGCTTGCTGCTCAATTTAATATTGACTACTTTGAAAATAAGGCAGTTCCAAGATACATTGTTGTTGTAAAGGGAGCAAAGCTTGATAGTGAGTCAGAGGATAGATTGTTTAGATTCTTGCAAACAGGTCTTAAGGGACAGAATCATAGAACTCTGTACGTCCCACTTCCTGCGGATCAAGATGGAAACAAGATTGAATTTACAATGGTTCCGATTGAAGCAAATGTTCAAGAAGCTTCTTTTGATAAATATCATCAAAAAAATCGTGACAACATTTTGATGGCACATCAGGTTCCTCTTTCAAAGTTGGGCGGTGTAGATGCAGGAGGTCTTGCAGCAGCATTGTCTCAAGATAGAACTTTTAAGGAACAAGTAACAAGACCAGCACAACGATATATTGAAAAAATGATTAATAAGGTTGTAAGAACAAAAACAGATTTGGTTAGTCTTAAGTTTAAGGAACTTACTCTTACTGATGAAGTTTCTCAATCTCAGATTCTGGAAAGATATCTCAAGACTCAAGTTATCACTCCAAACGAAGCGAGAGAACAACTTGGAATGCCTCATCGTCCAGATGGAGATGAAGTTTTTGAAATGACTCCAAGACAGGCAACTGATGCCCGTGCAGATCTTGCAGGGAACAGACAAAGAGACACAGAAAGAGCAAATAATGCATCTGATAGTGTTGCTACAACCACTGGAAGAAACCCTGCTGGCGAAGGAAGACGTACTTCATAACATTTTGATAAAAAAGTTGGTATAATAGTAACTAATATGGAAATTTCTAAAGCTCATTGGGAATCAGAAGGAAACAGCTTAAGGCTATCAATGCCTATAGCTAAGGTTGACATTGAAAGAAGAATCGTGTCAGGATTCGCTACTTTGGATAACATCGACAGGCAGAATGACGTTGTTCCTTCAGAAGCAAGCATAAAAGCTTTTGAGGGCTTCCGTGGAAACATTCGAGAAATGCATGATGACAAAAAGGCAGTAGGAAAGCTAGTATCTTTTAAAGAAGACTCATTCTACGATCAGACAACTGGAGAATTGTATAAGGGAATTTATGTTTCTGCATATGTAAGTAAGGGTGCTCAAGATACTTGGGAAAAGGTTCTTGATAAAACACTCACAGGATTTTCAATCGGTGGCAATGTAAAAGATTACGAAGATGTATACAACAAGGAAATGGATAAGTCAATTAGAATTATTAAAGAATACGACTTGTTTGAACTTTCCCTTGTTGATAATCCTGCTAATCAATATGCAAATGTCATTAGTGTTGAAAAGGGACATGCAGGAGGATATCTTGCAAAAGCCCTCATTGAAAGCGTATTCTGGTGTAAAGAGGACGATACAGTTCAACTATCTTCTGATAGTTCATCAGACTGTCCTAGATGCGATAAGAATATGGAGAACATTGGTTTTGTTGAAACTAATGACGCACAAAAGTCAGAAGTAGTAAAGTCTATTCTTTCTACTATCAAAAATGATGCAAAGGAGGTAAGCAAAATGGAAAATGAAGTAATCAAAAATTCTGACGAAGCAACAGAAGTTGCAGAAGTTCTTACTGAAGAAACAGTAGAAGCCGCTGTAGAAGAAGTTGTGGAGAAGTCAGTTAAAGAAGATGCTGCAGAAGAGTTGAAGTCAGAAGAAGTTGAGAAGGCAGAAGATACCGAAACAACTGAAAAGATGGAAGACGAAGAAGCAGATGACGAAGAAGAGGAAGATGATTCCGAAGAAATGAAGGGCGACATGAAGAAGTCTGATGATGAGGATCTAGCTAAAGCGTATGCTGAAAGCATTGAGGCAACAAAATCAGTCGCCAATCAAATGAATTCTACAATGAACATGCTTGCTGACACCATTAAGGCTCTTAACGAGAAAGTAGAAGAACTCAACAAGACCGTATCGGGTGTTAAACAAGATGTTGATTCTGTAAAGAATGAGTTTGGAAAGCGTGTGGATGCAGTAGAAAAAGACACCGCTTTTCGCAAGTCTGGCGACCTTGGAGAGGTCGTGCAGGAGTCCTTTCTATTTGAAAAGACTCAGAACAAATCACTATGGGGTGGACGTTTCCTCACAAAGTCCGACCTATTCGCATAAAAATACAAAAAGAAAAATGGAGGTGAAATACAATGTCAGAAAAAATTTTAAAGAATCAACCAAGCAGTGAAACTGATGGATGGAGCCCAGAACCAGCAGCAGCACCAGGTCTTTACCAAGGTGAAGGCGCAGTTGCCGCAGGTGGAATCGGTTCCGTTGTAGATCCAGCTGCTGGTGTATTGGGTAACGTCCCAAACGCTAACTATGGAGATACGACAGGACCAAACGCTGTTAATCCAACAGGAGTACTTTCAGGTCTTTTGAATCCAGAACAGGCTCGTCGTTTTATCGACTATGTTTGGGATGGAACAGTCCTGGCTAAGGATGGTCGCAGAGTAACCATGCGAGCAAACACAATGGAGATCGAAAAAGTCAACGTTGGCGAGCGTGTTATTCGTGCAGCAGCACAGGCACTTGGTAGTTATGAAAACGCAGGTGCAACCTTCTCGAAGGTAGAACTTACCACAAAGAAGATTCGTCTTGACTGGGAAGTTTCAACGGAGGCACTTGAAGATAATATCGAAGGTGGCGCTCTGGAGGATCATCTCGTTCGTTTGATGACGAATGCTTTTGCTAATGATATCGAAGACCTAGCAATTAATGGTGACGGCGGAGCTGACCCATTCCTCGGAATTATGGATGGTTTTGTCAATCAGGTTAAGACAAGTGGAGACGCTCATGAAGCAGTCGTCACAGTGTCTAACAATGCATGGACCCCAGAAGTAATGCAGCAAATCATTTACGCATTGCCTCGTAAGTACCGTGCAGTCAAGAGCAACTTGCGTTTCTACGCAGGAACAGATGCTTTTGCTGGTATCGTTGCTAACAACGGAACCCTTGCTGATGCAATCGCAGCAGCATTCGATCCAAGAGTTGCAGGTACAGAGCGTAACCGTCAAGCATACCTTGATGGTGCAGGACAAACATTCGGTAATGCTAACATTACGCGAGTGCTTGGTGTAGATGTTCTTGAAGTTCCTTACTACCCAGCAGACTATGTTGACCTAACATTCCCTGCTAACCGTGTATGGGGATTCCAACGCGACATCACAGTCAACCGTGAATACCAAGCAAAGAAGGACACAATCGAATACACCGTATTCGTTCGTCTCGGAATTGCATGGGAAGAACTTGATGCAGTAGCTTATGCTGATGCAGCAGTAGACCCTTCCTAATCACAACTAAATAAGTTTGTGGGGGACTGGCATTAGCTGGTCCCCTTCAAGCATATTCTGATATAATTAACTAAAGGAAGGTACATAAATGTCAAACTTTGAAAAAATGACTGTTGCTCAGCTTAAAGAATATGCTGAAGAGAATTATATCGATATTTCTCAAGCAAAAACAAAAAGTTCTATCTTGTCAGTATTGTTAAATACAAATGCAAAGATTTCTGTTGTTGAACAGGCAGAAGACAATCAAGTTATTGGATCTGAAAAGACTGTAGTGAGAAAAAGAATCCCTATGTCTAATTCAAGACAAAACGAAAATAATGTAGTTATTGTGGGATCAGCAAATACTTTTAGTAATAAAAAAGATGTTTCATCAGAAAAAAAAGATTCTAGTGAGAAGATTGCCCTTTATTCTGAAAAGAATATGAATTGGGTTTCGGTAGGAACGGTTAGCAAAGGATATAACATTGTTACGAAGGAGGCAGCCGAAATGTGGCTTACTCGTAAGGGTGTTCGTAAAACAACCCCTCAAGAGGTAGCAACTCATTACGGCCTATAAAAAATGAACATACTCAGACAGACACCCTTTCCATTATCGGTGTCCTATGATGGCCTTACGCCAAGCACAGACTATGCCCTGGAGATCTATGACGATCATACAGAATTAGAACTATCAATTACACTCACATCAGACTCAAATGGTGTTGTTTCGTATGAGCTTCCGACAACATTTGAAAAATATGATGAAACCTACTCTCTTTATATTTATAGCCTTGATGTAGAAGATGAACCAGATGAAACCGTTGTTATGGATAATCTGTATATTTACAGACCGTATATTAATCCATTGCTATTGGGTGATCCTGGATGTGACAGTGAAGAGTATCTTAATCTAGAAAGAACTGCAAGACAAATTATAGACACTATGGTGGGAGGATTTTACTATACTCGCGGGGAAATAGAAACCACAGGTCTTGGAGCAGACTATCTACCTCTATCTAAGAGAACAAACAAGATAAATGCTGTCTATGAAAACAATGTAAAAGTTTATGATAGAGTTACTCCAATTACAGGACAGTATTCCTATATGTTAAGTCCAGATAAAACTGCAATGACCATAGGCGTTGACGGTAGTTATAATAGGCAACAGTCTAAGACTGTAAGCATCCCAGTTGGGGCATCTGATTCTTTTATGCTTTATGGAGATGACTACGATCAAATTTTAGCTTTAACAGAAATAAAAGGACCTTCTATATTTCCAAGAGATTGGGATTATACAGTTTATGGAGATTTTGGATGGCCCGTAGTTCCACAAGATATTAAAGATGCAGCAAGAATGCTCATGGATGATATGAAATGTGGAAGGCTTTCTTATATCCAAAAATATGTTACAGAATATCAAACAGATCAATTTAGGGTAAAGTATAGTGACCTTTCTTTAAGAGGAACTGGAAATCTTTTAGTAGATAGAATTTTGCAAAATTACTCAATACCCATATACCGCCTTGGAGTACTATAATGGACTCCTGCTATGATCACTTGATGTCTATGAGTATGGATATTTATTATTCTACTGAGTCTCAAGATGATCTTGGAATAGAACAAAAAACTTGGAGCCTTGATCAAACCCTTTTGGGGTATGCAGAAATTTTAGGGGCGGTAGAAAGAGATGGAATAAAAGGTGGTAAGTTTTTTGAGTATGAAGATAAGTTAATTGGAAGAACCAAAAAAGATCCTAGAGTATCTTTAGAAGGTTTATATTATCCTATAACTAATATAATCATTACTGATATAAAAGATAAAAGAACAAATACAAGTTTATACGTTGAAGAAGAAGGAAAGTCTGTAATATATGAAATACTCTCTGTCGAGCCTTATGTTAATCCTTGGAATGAAATAGAGTACTATAAGATTTTCTTTAACAGGTCAGATAGACAGGATTTGAAAAAATGATAACTGTCAAGCTAGAGTCAAATGACTTTAAAAAAGTTTTTAAGAATACCGTTCAATACACAGAAGGATTTATTCAAGGAATAAATTTAAATAGGTTGGAATTTAACAGGGTTCTTGGAGGATATACTGCTGAAGCTTTGGGCATGTATATAGATTCTAAAGCAAGATCTAATCCAGAAATGCTTCATCATGTGTATGAATGGAAAAAAACGGGGGATCGGTCATCAAGGTTATTTAAGATAAATGTTAATGCAACAAACACATCTATTCTTCTTAACGGAAAATTTGTTTTGTCCAATCAGCCAGCTTCAGAATCGGGACAAGTATTTTCTAATAAAGCAGAGATTATGGAAAACGCCATTAGCGTAACCATCTCTCCAAAGAACTCTCCAGTTCTTGTTTTTCAAGATGGAGACGAAACGGTTTTTACAACAAAATCTATCTATGTGGCTCATCCAGGAGGAGATCAAGTTGCTGGAAGTTTTGGAGGAGCAATAGAAGAGTTTTTTAATTCTTATTTTGTTTTTTCAATACTTGAGCCACTTATGAAAAAATTAAGGAATCCAAAAGAATTTTCAGCTATGTTTTCTCAAGGAGCAAAGTCTGGAAAGTCTGTTGGAGTTATAGCTGGAAGAAAGTACTTTAGTTATAATAGGGAGGCGATTGTATGAGTCTTGAAGATTTGGTGGTAGCTCCAGCAATTGTTAATAAGTATCTTTGGGATACTATGAAAGCTATTCAGCCATCCTTGTCTGAAAGCAAGAACTATGGACAAACAATACCAATTTTCCCATTGGGAGATGCATCTTCAGGAAAGAAAAGCTGGGAAAACAAAAGTTATATTATTTATGACAGGATGTTTACCAAAATGAAGGATTCTTTTTATCCTATAAAATGTGAAGAAATCAGGTATAACCTAAAAGCAAAAGAAAGAGATACTTTTATCTGGGGATCTGCAATTCAGACTATCCTGGACAGATCAGATGATGCAGGAAAAGATATAAACAAGTGGATAAGAGACCATGGCGGCAAGGATATATATCCCATATTCTTTCACAAGCTTAGAGTTTATCAAGTTGCATCATCTTTGGCAACAGAAACAGAAAATTTAAGAGATTTTAGCATAAGACCTTATTATGTTTCTGAGTTTATAATTGATATGGAATATCACTATACTAACTCCCTGGAAGATTATCTGTAAAAAAATGCTGTATAATCTATATTGAGGAAACACCACCCATATATAAAAAAATAATATATGGAAAGAGAGGTAAAAAATTATGGCATATACACGCGGAGATTCAAAAAACATTATTGTTGGTGCCGCAGCCATGTTCGTTTCAACGGCAGGAGAATTCGATCCAGATACAGTAGTCTTCCCAGACTTTGTTGAGGACGATTCTTATCTAGATACCCTTACCGATTCAGCTGAGGGTCAGGCTCTTGTTCGTAACATTGGTTACACCACAAACGGTCTTGAACTACAATTCCAACCAGATTTTGGTGAGGTTCAGGTAGATCAACTTCTTGACGTTGCAAAGCTTTACAAGCAAGGTATGCAGGTGAATCTTGCAACAGCATTTGCTGAAGCAACACTCGAAAACCTTCTTGTTGCAATTGCAGCACCAAGTACAGACTACAATGGCAGCGTCACATTGGATACACCAATGGACACAGGAACAATTTCTCAGGCTTCAAGCCTTGAGCTAACTTCTGGTGCTATTGGAGAATGTCCAGTAGAAAGAGGTCTTGTTGCAGTTGGTCCAGGAACTGGCGATTGCGATCCAGATGCTTACATTGAGCGCATTTATGTTGCTTACCGTGCTTTGTCAATTGACAACGTAACGGTATCAGCCAAGCGTGACGAGGCTTCGATGTTCGAAGTTTCATTCCGTTTGCTTCCTGCAAACAATGGATCATATGGAAAAATTGTTGATAGAACTATCAATAGCACAACCTGATAAAAAAATAATTGAATAGGCTATGGCCCCCCAGTGCATTGCACGGGGGGTCTAGTCATGATATAATATTCTCACAAACTAACCGAAGGGAACGTGCAAAATGGCAACAACAGTTTATGACTCATCAGAAATCGAAATGATGGATGGAACTAAAGTAAAGATGCGTCCACTAAAGATTTCACTTCTAAGAGAATTTATGAAAAAGTTTGAGGGAATTACAGATGTTGCAGAAAGCAACGATCAGTCTATGGATCTCTTGATGGATTGCGTACAGATTGCTATGAAGCAATATAATGAAAAGTATGCTGAAAATCGTGAAGAACTAGAAGATAATATTGACCTTCCCAGTGTGTATAAGGTAATCGAAGCAGCAGCAGGAATTAAACTGGATGCAGAGGGAAACGTTCTGACGACGGCGACTCTTGGAAAGAGTTAGACCTCGCAAAACTAGAATCTGAAGTATTCCTTTTGGGTATTTGGAAAGATTATGAAGAATTAGAAAGTAATCTTTCCATGCCAGAACTCACTGCAATATTAACAGCAAAAAGAGATGACGACTATCAAGAAAAGAAGTTTTTTGCAGCAATACAAGGAGTAGATCTTGATGGTGAAAATGGAAAAGATCGTGGTCAAAAAGAATGGGAAGATATGAAATCAAGAGTTTTTAGCGGGGGGAATTCTAAAGATTCTAGTGACATAACTTCTTTGCAAGGACATAATGCATCAAAAGCTGGTTTTGGAATTGGAAAAGGGTTAGAATACTCTGCAGGAAAAGGAAAAGACAACAATCCGAAAAACCCATTTTCATAAGAAAACTATATGAAAAAAGATGTGCCTAATGGTATAATTTAATAAGGTGAATATTTAAAAATGGCGACTTCAGCAAATGCTAATATTAATGTAATTGTTAATACGTCGCAGGCGCTTGCTCAATTAAAATCATTGCAAGCTCAAGTGGCTGCAACAAACCAAGGTATGGCAGCATCAAGTGCCGGAGCCTTAGCACAACAATCAGCATTGAATAAAGCACTTATGAATAGTGCTAATGCAAGTAGGATGTGGAATGCTCAAATAATTCCAATGACTACTGCGACAGATAGATTCTCTGAGTCAATAGACAAAGGAAGGCTATCTCTTGGTCAATATTCCAGATACGCTGCATCTCAGCTTCCAGGAATGAGTAGAGTATTTAAACGAGAATTCGATATGATGTCTCGCGTTGCCGAACAAAATGTTCGAAGAATGCAAACTCAGTATGTTGCTCTAGGAAAAACAGCCACGGGTGCTTCTCAAGCTATGGCCCTTACTCCAAATCACTTAAACAATATGGCCTCAGCTTCTGCAATGGCAACACAAAGACAAGTATTAATGAATAGAATGATTGATTTAGGATCAACAAAGCTTCTTAACTGGGGTAAAAATACTCAGTGGGCTGGTCGTCAGCTTATGGTGGGATTCACTCTACCCTTAGCAATGCTGGGTACTGTTGCAGCAAAAACATTTAAAGAGATAGATCAATCATCAATTTCTTTTAAAAGAGTTTATGGAAATCTGTCAACTACAACTGCTGAAATGGAAAGAAATCTTGAGGCAGTAAAAGATCTTGGTATGGAATATACAAAGTATGGTAAAAGTCTTTCTAGCACGATAGAGCTTGCAGCAAAGGTAGCTGCTACTGGAGCACAGGGAGAAAGCCTAAGTGCGGCTACGGAACAAACTATAAGATTGGCAACCCTTGGGTTGATGGAATATGATGAAGCACTTGGCGCAACCATTGCTCTACAAACCGCATTTGGTGTTTCCAATGAAGATTTAACATCTACAATTGATTTTCTTAACGTCACAGAAAACGAAACAATCCTTACTATGCAAGATATGGCTGCCGCTATTCCTAGAGTGGCCCCTGTTGTCAAGGGACTTGGTGGAGATATAAAAGATCTTGCTGTAATGATGACTGCTATGAGAGAGGGAGGCGTTACTGCAGAACAAGGAGCAAACGCCATTAAGTCAGGTCTTGGAAGATTAATTAATCCAACTAAGGCAGCTAGAGAAGAAATGGGTAAGTATGGAATAAGCATTGATGCTATTACTCAAAAAAATAAGGGAGACCTTATGGCTACCCTTGATGATTTTGGAACTGCTCTTGCCACACTTGGAGACTTTGAACAACAACAAGTTTTGCAAAAGGTTTTTGGAACTTATCAGTATGCAAGGTTGGGGGCATTATTCAAGAACCTAGTTAGAGATGGTAGTCAGGCAAAAAGAACTCTTGAACTAACCAGCATGTCTGTAGAAGATTTGGCCTCTGTTTCAGAAAAAGAACTTTCTAAGATTGAAGAAGCTACCAGCACCAAATTTGCAGCAGCAATGGAAAGACTAAAGGTATCCATTGCTCCAATTGGCGAAACATTTATGAAGGCAATAATGCCAGTAATTGATTTTGTTGCAAAAATAGCAAATGCTTTTAATGACTTACCAGATGGAATTAAAAAAGCTATAACCATAGGTATTGCGGTCGTTGCAGGAATAGGTCCTATTATCCTTATGACAATAGGTTTGCTTGCAAATGGTATTGCAAATATAGTGAAATTAACTCAAACTACAAGAAAGTTTTTTGCTCGACTAAAAGGAGACTCTAGTGCATTCCAGCACTTGACAGCAGAAGAGCATGAAGCAAGAGGGGCAGCAGATGCACTAAGCAGGTCAACTGATAATCTTACAGGAAAATTCCTGGGTCAAAGAAAAGCATTAGATAGCCTTGTTGGAATGCTTGGTAATTATTCAAAAGCTTTAAGTGCAACAGTTATGTCAGCCCCCATGATGATGGGTGCAGCTAGTCCTAGGGGTAAAGCTGGTAGATCTATAGTAACTGGTCCACAGACTAGGGGAGTCGTTGCTCGCGGATACAGCAAGGGAGTTACAAAAGTTCCTGGAATGGGTAATGAAGACACCATACCAGCACTTCTTACTCCAGGAGAGTCTGTTGTAACAAAAGAAGCAACACAAAAATATTCCTCAATTATTGCTGCAATGAATGCAGGAACTTTACCAGGGTTTAATAGTGGCATTACTGGATATACAAACCAAGTAGTTCCTATGACCGCCTCCGCCAATCTTTCAAAATTAGCAACCTCGGCCCCATCCGCAGAACAATTGGGATCTGGATTAGCTGCGGGATTTGCAAGAGGGTTTGCTAAAAAAACAGCTCAAGAAGTTGCTGTTGCAGAGGCCGCATACAAAAGACTGACCCCAGTAATGAATCAATTTTATAATAATTTTCAAGCAGAAGTTGACCAAACAATTAAGGCAACTGGAAAAGCAACCTTAAACGAACAACAATTAGAGCAGGCCAGATTAAGAGCAGCAAAAACAACTGCAGCTGCAATAAAGGCACAAGAGACTGCTACAGGACGAAGAGTCTTGAGTGGGCCACTAAGAACTTCCGCAATGCAGTTTATGGGGGCACCTGGATACACTGCACCAATAACAACACTAAATAGAACGGGGGCTGGTCACGCAGACCCACTAGGAAGAGCCTCCCTAATGGGAGTAAGGTCCTTACGTTCTATGGAAAATCCAACTACAAGAGACAGGCTTGGGATTGGATATAAAGGATTTGGGAGAGGTCTCTCAGAGTGGGCTGGTCAAAAAGCAGGCATTTCTGGTCCAATGCACTTTGGTCACCTATCTTCTCCAAAAGCAATTCCCCTTAGTGCAGCAGATCAAATGGCTTCAAGACCAGGTGCATCTACAACTGCTCCGAAAGTTATTGCTGCAGTGAGATCTGGAGCAGCAGCAACTGCATCTGCTCTAAGAGCTGGAGGGGATTCGGCACTTGGTATATCTAGTCCTTCTAAGGTTGCTGAAAATACAATGAAGCAGTATGTAGACGGTATTGAAACTGGTACTAAGAAAAATACTACCAGGGCATCAGCAGCAGGAAAGGTAGTTGGAAACTCTTTTGCAGCATCAGTAAAGGCAGCAATTCTTTCTGGTGGAGCCCTTCCACCGTTACCCCCAATTGGTGGAGGAAAGACAATGCCTGCAGAAGAACCAAGGCCACAGTCTGCTGCAGCAAAACAAGCAAAAATGATAAAAGATCAAATTATTGGCGCAAGGGCAGAAATAAAAACAAGCGGCAACACTCTCAAACAAGACACTAGAGGAATATTTAAAGAAATGGGAAACATCTTTAGAATATTGCCTCAGCTTGGAAAAGAACTTTTAAGAAATCTTAAAGAGCCTATGCAAATTCTTGGAGGAATTCTTAGGCAAATTTCTGGACCATACGTAAAGCCAATCGTAGATGCATTTAAGTTTCTAAGAGATACGGTAGTTGGAAATGTTAAATTGGCTGCAGCACTTTTTGTAAACGATATAAAAAAGATACCAGTAATCTTAAAGGGTGCCGTAAGTGCTTTTACTACAAAAGTAAAAAGTGCTTTTGAGATGGCGGCACTTAGAACTTCTGTTGCTATGGACTCAATTAAATCATTACCAGCAAAAGTAAAGAGTGCTTATGAAAATGCCGCAATAAGAACAATAATTGCCCTTGATTCAATTAAAAAACTTCCAGAAACAATGAAAAATAAAGCAGCAGATTTACAAAGAAGGTTTAATGATTTTAAAACTAATCTTCCACAGAATCTAATGAGAGCAAAAAACCAAGCATTTTATCGTGGTCAAGATGCAATAAATAGAGGAAAAGAGTCTTTAAGAGGAATATCAGAAAAGTTTGCAAAGATGAGAGAAAGATTTTCTGCAAGCAATGCCCAAGCAGCATCCTCACTAAGAGAAGGATCTATGAGAGGGGCTGCAAGGTCTTATGTTCCAGACGCGGCAGCAGCACAAGTAAAAACAATCTCAGAGCAAATAACTAAAGCCGCAACAAATGTAAAGGCTCAACTTACTCAAGCAGCTAAGAGTGTTACAGATAGCGCAAGGCTTGCAAAAATTCTTCTTAAGGATGGAGACTTGCGTGGAGCGATGAGGGCAATGACCCCAGACAAGGTTGCTCAAGCATTTACTGCAGCGACCAAACCAATAATTAATGCTTCAAAGGTAGCATACGGAAAACTTGTTGATGGAGCAAAGTTTATTGATAGTAAGGTTAAGGGAGCAGCAGAGGTAGTTAGCAAGAAGCTTTCTTCTGCTGGACAAAAGTTGTCTGCAGCAGGAGCAAAACTTGCAAACTCTATTCAAGTTGCAGGTCAGGCTCTTGCAATGAAAGATCCAAGGACAGCCCTAAGAGCCTTAACTCCAGACAAGGTTGCATCTGCTTTGGGATCAGCAAAAGTACGTGCTGGAGAAATGTATGGAGCAGCAAGAGATAAGGCAGTCTCAGCAGCCTTGTCTGCAAAAGCAACTGGAATAACTGCCTACAATGCGTTACTTGCAAGAGATGTCAAGACATTTATTAAAGCACTTACCCCAGACAAAGTGTGGGCAGCAAGCTCAAAACTTGTTGCATCAATATCTAATGCTGGAAAACAAGTTGCTGCAGCAGGAAAGTTTGCATACGATACAATAATTTTTAATGCCAAGGCAGCAATAGCATTAGGGCCAGGAATTATTAAGGATGGCTTTAACTATGTTAGATCTTCTTTGATAACTGGTGCTAATTTTATTAAAGACACAATAGCTGTTAACGTTAGGGCAGCTCTTGTTGTTGGGGCTAGTGAAATTAAAAAAGCTTTCGTAACTGCAAAAACATTCATTGCTAATGGTGGAAAGTTTATTTTTGATACCGTAAAGGTAAACATTGGTGCCGCGTTGTTATTGGCAAAAAATGAAATAACAAGAATTGGGGGAATCTTAAAAACTGAAGGACCAAAACTTAAAGCTAGCTTGACAGATGCTGCAAAGGGTATGGTTGGGGCAGTCAAGGGCGCTGGAGTAATTCTTGCAGATAGCATTAAGTCTGTCGGAAGCCTCGTTAGGGCTGCTGGCGCTTCACTTGTACAAGGAGGCAAAGGATTCTTGAAGGGAGGCTTTAACGAAAATACTGGAACGAATAGAGGACAAAGGCTAGCTGGATCAGGAAACACCGCCATGATGGGCCTCATGGGGCTATCTATGGCAGCATCTTTTGCTGGAGGCAGTGTTGGAGAAATGGCACAAAAAATCATGCCAGTAACTATGGGACTGATGGGTCTACAAATGATTCTTCCTATGTTGACAAATCCAATGGGGCTAGCCATTATTGCTACCACAGCTTTAGTCGGTGGATTTATTTATTTAAGAAAGCAATTAGACGATACAGCAAAAGAAGCAGCAAACCTTGGTGCAAACATTGGCGGCGTTGCTAATGGCATGAAGATTATCGAAGAAGCAACTGGATTTAAAGCCCCTGACGCTAAAGATAGATTGTTTAGATTTAGCGATGAAGATAGAGAAGCTATGGGTCAATTTGGTTCATATTTTGAATCTGAAGGTGGGAGTAAATTTATTGAAGATTTGCGTAATGCAACATCAGAAGAAAGATATCAAAAAGTTTCAACTCTTCTTACACAAGCCGTAGCAAGTGGATTAGAAGAAGATAAGGCAAAAGCATTTGGGATGGCTATTGCAGAAGCAACAGGAGATGCTCTTCTTAATTCTAGCATTGCAAGAGATTTTGCAAATCAAGTATTTGGCCAAGGATCTAAAACGCTTATTGATTTAGAGGAAACCAGAATGAAAAGTGCCCCAGAAGTTGACCTGTCCAAGATTAATCTTGAGGGAGGCAGATTCGGCGCAACAAACAGGAAAATTGAAAAAGAAACGAAAGAAAGTGGCGGAGGGATCTCTGGATATTTTAGCAACATTCTTAGAACTATTAACGTTTTTAATACTGCTATAGATGTTGTTGGTGGTCAAGCCGAGTCAATAGAAAAGGTTGCAGTTGCTGCAGAAGGACTTGGATTTGCTCTGCAAACAATTCAGAATCTTACAACGGCTGAAGCAGTCCTTGAGGAAGAAAGATCAAACGGAATCATCAAGTATGAAGAATATGCTAAAAGACTATCAGAGCTAAATGGATTACAGGAGGATGCAGCTAACTACATAGGAGAGATATATTCTTTAGGAGCAGATTCAGGAGCAATGAGTCAAGCTCTTGGAAATCAACTATCTTTTGCTGGATTCTCAGAAGATACTATATCCAGAGTATCAGAAGCTTTTAATCCAGATGCTTTAGCAAAGCAGTTTTTTGGAGAAGATAAAACTTTTGAAGGTTTGGGAGAAAATGAACGGAACTATGTAGAACAGGTTCTTACAAAAACCTTATCTGGACTTACTCCAGAAAATGTTTCTCAAAGATTACAAGACATTGAAGCATCTTATACAGATATGGCAGAAAAGGCCGTTCAAGCTATGACTGACGGAACTATGGATGCACTTGGAGGATTAGATTTTTTCTTTAATAAAGAAAATATTTCAGATTACATATCAAGCAGAATGGGTGGTGGCATCGCTGGAGTTGGAGGTCTTGGTGGAACGTCTCCAGAAAAACTAGCATCAAATCTTTTAAAGCAAGATACGGAACTTAAAAAAATGGGAACAGATAGCCTACAAGTCTTTACAAGGCTTGGAGAGTTTATAGATGTTGACTTTGGTAAAAAAATTCTGTCAAGTAAAGAAGATATCCTTAAGTTTGGAGATATTGTAGCAAAACTTGGAAAATATAAAGACATAAACTTAGAAATAGTAATGAAAAATAAAAACCTAACACCAGAACTTATTATCAGTTCTATTGAAAAAATAAATAAGATAAAATTAGACCCAGATATTTTTGGAAGAGTCCCACTTGATGGTGAAAAACTTGTTACAACTTTAGTTAAGGCTGGGGTAGAGATAGATGACCTTCCAGAAAAGATAAGTAAGGGAGCAAAAAAATTAGAAGAATTTGGTAAAGAAGCGGTAGACTCTTTAGGAGATCTAAAGCCAAAGATAGTTCCAAAGATTATTGCAAGCGTTTTTGGAAAAAGTGCAAGTACATCAGAAGGAATAGCAAACGCATTAAATTCAGCATTTCCAGACGGACTAAAGCCAATTGATATAATGGTTTTGCTAAGTTTAAAGGGAGACGACCTTGCCATAGCACTTCTTAGCAATCCACTCGCAATGAAAGCAGCAAAAGCAGGGGAAAAAACATTTACTCAATCGGTTGTTGTTGATGGAGAAGTAATTAATCGAACCCAAGTGGTTCCTCAGTCTCTTCTTTCCGTTGCTCCATTTTTAAGTGGTGGAACGGCAGCAACGGAAGATACCACAGATGATACTGAGGATACTGGTGGAGGAGGTGCAGCAGAAAAACAAAAGAGTGCTCTTCAAGAAATGATATCAGCACTTAACGCTTCTCTCAAACTATATGGAACAGCCAAAACTTTAACCAAAAAAATACTAAAGTCTAAAAAAGATTTTAACAACTTTCTTAAAGAACTAAGTTTTGATGGTGGTGTGTCAGATCAACTTAGAGAAATGAATTTATCTGAAAGCTTGATTGCAGATCTTCTTAGTTTAGGAGGAAAAAATGCCAAAAGAATAATGAAAGCTTTGGGTGGTAGGTCAGGGTTGACTAGACTTGATAAAGCTTCTACTGTATCAAAAGCAGGTCAAAGAGTAGATGAAGCTACATCAAGACAAGAAAGAGAAGGGTATAAAGCAACAGCCCGAACTCGTTTAGAAAAAGACGGAAGCTTTACTAAAGAGGAAATAGACAAAATTCTTGAAAGTGAAGAAGATGTAGAGATAATTGCTAAATTCCCAATAAAGAAAAACAAAGATAAGTGGAATGAACTTAAATCAGCTTTGCAGTCAGATGCAAAAATAGAACTAACTGTTGAATTAAAACCAGATTTAGAAAAGTTTGATGAAGCCAAGCAAATAATTGAAGAAGCATACGATGAACTAGAACGTAAAAAAGTAAATGAATTAGCAGATAAATTTAAAGAAGCTAATGGAGCAACTGTTGAAGAAATGGAAAGACAAGTTGTTTTAAATCAAAGAATTATTACTCAAGAACAAGACAAGATAGATAAAAAACAAGAAGAAATTAGCGATTACCAAAGAACGAATGATTTAATTCAACAAGGGATGGATGATGTCAAAAGACAAGATGAGCTAAGAAATAGAGTTTCAGAGGGAATATCTAAAGATCTAGAATCAATGTCTAAGCAAGAAGATGAAATTCGTAAAGCGCATGACAAGAGAATTGAAGCCTTAGACAAGGTAGCAGCAATTAATGATTATATTGTTAATCAACAAAAACAACAACTTGGTCTTTCACAAGCTTTAAGTTCTGGAGATATCTATGCTGCTACAGCTGCCGCGCAAGAAATGAGAGCTACAAGCACACAATTTGCTGCAGAACAAGCAAGACAAGGTTTGCAAGAAGGAATGGAAAATCAAGTTGCTGGACTAAGAACTTCTGGGGGGTTGACAAGAGAACAAGCTGAGCAACAAATTGCAGACATTAAAGAACAGTCTTATCAAACAAGCTTGCTTCTTCGTATAGAAGAGGATAAGATTTATGCAAATAATCTTCTTGTAAGAGACCTGACAAATCAAATATACATAATAAATGAAGACATGATAGAGCCGCTTAACAATAAAAACCTAGCACTTCAAAGAACCTTGGATTATCATCGTGAAAATGAAGCATATGCTATTAGAGAGCTTGCTCTTGCAGGGGTTACAAGAGCAGAATGGGAAAGAAAAGCTGGCGAAATAGAAGCTTCAATAACACCAGCAAAGAATTTAGACATAGCACTTGCAGGGGTTGCAGGATCTTACTTAGCAGTTTATGAAGCAGCACTAAAAGCGTTATCTGTAACAGGAATGACTACTCCAAACATAGGGACTTTACCTGCAGAAGCTGCAGACGATTCAAGTTGGGAATTCATTGGAGGAAGACCTGTGTTTGCAAACTCTGGCGGGATGATAAAGAAATACAGTGGTGGAGGTTCTATACTAGGACAAGGATCAAGAGACTCTGTGTCGGCAATGCTTACTCCAGGAGAGTTTGTAATTAAAAAGTCTATGGTGGATAAGTATGGTATTCCTATGCTTAGCAAGATAAATCAAGGATCTTTCTTTATGCCAAAATTCAATACTTCAGCAGACCCCGAAACAAAAGTTAGTGGATCTGCACAAAGTGGTGCAAACATTGTCGCACCCATGTATAATAACTATAGCGTCAGTGTTAATGTAAGTGGTTCTAATGCTTCCGCCGATGAAATTGCAAACAAGACTATCATGAAAATTAAACAAATGCAGGGTACACAGATAAGGAGTGGTCGTGGCTACTAGCGCATACATGGCTGGAAGAAGATCCTACCTTGCTGGAGCAACAAGGCCACAAGCAATACTTTTGTCAGATAATCCTGGAACCCTTGAGTCGGGCAAGTATGTTCCTACAGGTAACGAAGGGGAGGACTTTATTATTCTTACAGATGGAAATCGTGCGGAAATATCTATGTCTGCCCAAAGAATAGAACAGCGTCAAAGAATGATTAATGGAAACATGAGATCCTACTGGACTGCTGATAAGTTAAACCTATCTACATCTTGGAACAGAATACCTTCTAGAGCATATTCTAAATATGTTACTTTTGATCCAGAGAACGGACAAATAGACGATAGCTCAGATCCCTACTCGATGTATACTGTTGATGGTGGAGCAGGCGGAGTAGACATCCTATCTTGGTATGAAGATCATCCAGGACCATTCTATGTATTCCTAGCATACGATAAGTTTAGGATAGATGGATCAGAAAACTATAATAGATTGAGTGGATATAATCAAGTTTTAAAGATGTATATTTCTTCTTTTGATTATAGTATTGAGAAAAGAAGTGGGGCTTGGTCGAGTGGTGGAACAGCAACAGGATTTGACTTCTGGAATATAAGTCTTTCTCTGGAAGAGGTTTAAATGTTTCAGTCGGAAGAATTAGAAAATCACTTAAAAACATCAGACACTATACAGGTTGAAGCAGCAGTTTATGCTGAATGGAATATGAATCAACCAGGAAACATTGCTCGATTGGGAAATTATAGGTATAGACCAACATACTCTGCATCTCAATACTTCCTTATTCCAATGACATATGATCCAGCAGATATTGGTAACTATTATACGGGAGCCACAGATTCAGATATTGCAATCGATAGTGGTTTTGATGATAACGATCAGCCTACCATCTTTATATCCCCAAAAGAAAAAATGAAACTTCTTTATTCATTAGAAGATTGCACAAAGCCACATAGACCTAGGTCTGGAATTAATAAACCACTATATCTTGGGGTTGATGAAGTAAATCAATTGCCAGTCAGGTATACAGTTACCAACAAAGTTAAAACTGGTGGTGTTGCAACACTAACAATTGGCTCTCATTTATTAACTATAGGAGATCAAATATTTGTTAGCATATCAGATGCAAACTTTAATGGAACACATTCAGTATCTAATGTTGGATTTGATCCAATTACCAACACAAACACTACCGTAAGCTATGTATCTACTGGAACAGTTGCTTCGGCTGTTGCATCAGGAACTGTAACTCAAATATCAAATGAACCATTTTTCAAACCTTCTCAATTTATTACAAATCCATCACCAATTGATAAAGTTACTGAAAAACAGGAAGAAAAAACAAATCAATACTATATTGTTAATAGGCCAAGATATTATATGTCACACAAAGATGACATATTTAAATATTGGACATCTTATAGATCAGAATATGGAATGCCAACACCAAGACCAGATACCGTTGTTTCACAGGTTTTAAGGCAGGTAGATCGAGGAATATCTTTTTCTCAAGATAATAGGTTTTATATTGAAGATGCTGCTCCATTTATTGTTTATAAAGATCAAGTACCAACAAATAAAATTGTTGTTAAAATGCAAACAAACGTGGGAGATGTTGATCTAGGAAACCTTAGATATAATAATAAATCTTTGCCCGACCCTCTTTATGGTGATGCAAATAAAACAACACCAACCATCTGGAGAATAGAAAAATTAAACCAAGATGATACATGGGAAAGTATAATTCAATTTGATGAAACATCTGTTCGTGTTGATGATAGTCCTATAATTGGGTTTGATGGGTGTGTAGAGGTATCCTATGGACTACAAATTCCACAAGAATATCAAGATATTTTTATATTTGCTGATACTATTACCAGCGAAACACTCCTTCCTGAATTCGCTCCAGTAGGATATGCTTATCTAGTAAAAGAAGAAGAGCATGAGCTTGGAACATTTCACATCTATGTTACAAACGATAAAGAAGATGCTGAAACATTTGTTCCAAATTATTCGTGGCAAGTATCAAATGAGACAATAAACTATAATAGCAAATTTGTGACACAAGCAGCAAATCCAGACTACTTTACAGATATCAATGGTTTAGATCAGTTTAGAGAATTTGAATGGGTTCTTGGATTAAGAGTTGTTGTTGAAACAATGAATAAAAATAACTGTACTTTTGATTTAATAGAATTATCTCCAAGGCTTGTAGTTGATCTTACAGAGTCCACATCTTCTTTTTCTGTAACAAAAACAATGTCTGACCTAGGAAATAGTTCTGTTCCTGTTGGAGGACTTTTTGCTTCAACGGGGGATATAGAAATTTTTGATACAGACTTTTCTTTTAACCAAAATAATATTTTTGATTTTGATACAAATCAAGGAAGTATCCTTGCAGATTATTTGAATATGCCAGTTAAGTTTT